ATTTTGTTACTTCTGAAAAGTATCTAATGTTTCCATTACTGAGTCCGTAAATGGATTGAAACCAACCCCATTTTTTAGTGAAGCTATCAGATGTTGTGGCAATTTTCCTTCCCCCTGTCTCTGTAAATAATTCACTATATGTTTCAACAATTCGCTTCTTAAATTCCAAAAAAAAAGCAGCGATGACATCACAATTCCTAAAGGCATGCTTTTCATATTATACTTACTTGCAGTTTCATATTCTTCAATCATGTATTGCCCTTTTCTTTTGAATGTTATTGGTCTAAACAAAACTGCCATTGCTTTATCCATTGTTTCCCAATCATTTAAATAATTATCAAGATCAACATATTCACCAAAACTCATATCATCTAATTTAGGAATGAAACCAAATTCAATATTATTTAAAGTAAATCTTGGTGTAAAAGGTTGTTTATCTTCGAAAAGTTTATCTAATTCTAAACTAATTACATTCACATCTTTTACTTTCATTCTTAATACATCAATCAATTTAGCATTGCAAAATATTTCAATCATTTTCTGCTGGTAGAAATTACTCATTTCTTTTCCATCAGTTATTTTAATCCATTGTTGATATTGCCCTAAGCAAATTTCATTTAGTGATTCTGGTATGTTTAGTTCTATTGCCATATTAAAAAAGGTTAGTTGACGTTAATGCTTTAATACTTAATTTTAGTTTTTCTTGTTCAATGTATTTAATGTATTTAATTATCTTTTTAATAAGCTTCATATTATATAGATGATTTTTTTTTGGATTTGTTATACAGGAATTTAATAAAAATGATATTCGCCCTTATTTGGATTCTGTAATTGATAGCTTACTGCATACCTCAATGCATCAATAGCATGGTTGAATTTATCTATTGGTGTTTGTGATTTCTTTTCAAGCCAACAGTAATTGTTTAGTTCTTTAATTAAATCAGTACTTTCTTCATCAATGATCAAATCATAATCTTGTAGTAAGCTTATTCCGTATGTTATTGATCCTTGACCTTTTATTGCTGGAACAATATTGCAACCTCTACTCAGTTCATTAATTAATCTCGGTTCAGCTGAATCGCCAACTATTAAATCATTGCCAGCAAATTTTTTATTTAATTCTAATATTTGGCTTGTAGTCAATTTAGGTTGATAAAAACATAATTTAACATATATTATTTTATTAGTTTTATCTATGCTTGTTTTTATTAACGAGCTTGGATCTGAAGCAAATCCATAATCCTGTCCAAGAATTATTTTACCTACTTCTTTAAACTTTCCTATTTTCCAATTTGTAAATATTACACCTTCAGCTTTTTCTAACCAAGCACCCTCAATAGTATGTTTGAATTTATTAGGCCTTCTTTCTTTCATTTCGTTTATTCTATTAATAAAGCTTTGTGAAAGATTATCTATATTATCCAAATAAGTTGAATGGCAATAAGTTGTTTCATTTACAATTCCAGAAAATCCTGAATTAATTCCAGCTGATTCATAAAACCTTTGGTAAATCCAATGTTCTTTTGTTGATGGGTTCATTATCATTATAACCCTATTCTTTGCGCCTTTTTGCCTTACTGAAAAATCTATTTTATCAAAGATATCTTCATCCATCATTTCTTCAGCTTCATCAATCACCCATGTAGTTATTCCTTGTAATGATTTTAGATTTGCAGTTTGATCACCTGAACTTGTTTTGATTCCTCTAAATAAAATCTTGCTTTGTGTTTGTAGGTTTGTTATTTCATTATTAGTAATATGAAAATAATCTTGCCATTCCATCAATTCAATCTTTTCTTTAAATTCAGGTATAATAGAAATTGAAGCTGATTTAAGTGTGTACCTTGTGAATAATATTTTATGCTGGCATTTATTATCAAAAGATAAAATGAGAGTATTCAAAGCAACTGCAAAGGATTTTCCAGAACCTCTACCGCCAGTTAAAAGAAAATATCTTGTATTATTATGAAAGATATTAAATTTACGATTTACCATTCTTAGATAACTTTGCCATTAATTCATCAAAGTCAATTCCAACATTTTCTGTTTTAATATCAATAGTATCTTTCGCAGTTCCATATCCTGAATCCATTAATGCTTTATAAGCAGATACATCACCTTTCATTGCTTTACCAATTAATGCTAATGTAATGATATCTTCCTGTGTTAAAACTTCATCTTCACCTGATATTGGATTCTTTCCTTTTCTTGTTGCTTCCAGCCATCTTCTTGCAATTGTACTTCTATTTAAAGAACCCTTTGGTCTTCCTTTAGGATTTCCACTTTGCCCTTTTTTAAATTCATGTTTCTTTATATTATCTTCGTTTGCCATTTTATTACATTGTTAATGTTATTCCAAATTCTGTTCCCTTTCTTTTTACTTTTGCTATCATTGAAGGATAAAGATTAATTAATTTTTTAATACATTCTTTTTCCATAGCAACTGTTCTATAATCTTTGCAACCTCCATCATCTTTATAATGTTTGTTTGCCCAGTATAAATATTTTATTCCAAGTATGCCGCCTTTATTTTTAATATGCCTTAAGCATATTTCATAATCTTCTTTTACTAAAAAGCTTTCATCAAATAAATATTCTTTATCATTTATGATTCCCATTATAGATCCTAAAGCATATGTTTTAAACATAATCGGTTTATAACTATAAGCACTTCTTGTACTATCATCTGTTGTTACACCCCAAATTTTATAATCTAATTGTTCTGTTAATTCAAAATATTTATTAAACTCATCTATCCAAAAATACTCATCATATTTTTTTAGATTAATATGATTTACATTTCTTTCATTCCTTTTTACATAACCAATTTTTTTAATATCATCATCTAACATCACAACCCTTTGATCATTAGAATTATTTAATATATAATTTCTTGTTGCAGTTATTCCTTGTACTTCATTAGGTACACATTCAATATTTTTTACAATAGATTTATATTGATGATATTCACTTTTAGGTATAAAAAAAGTAGCTGAATTTTTAAAAATTTTATTAGTTGTAGTTAATCCAGCTCTGCTTTTACTTGGTACTGCTATTATCATTTATTCTTTTTTTAAATTCATCCCACCATAATACTCTTTCAATGCTTGCACTTTCAAATGGACTTCCATTTTTATAACCTCCATTCTTAACCATTTTAAGTTTTAAACTTTCTTTTAACTCCTCCCAATCTACACTATTGGGTTCAGCCATAATTAAAATATATTCTTTCGGTGGCTCTAATTGTACAGATTGAGGTAATTCAATTTCATCATCATCTTCTAATACATCTATTTGTTTATCTATTGGTAAATCCAAACCCCATTCTTCAAGTATATCAACAGGATATTCATTAGCAATCATATCCCAATCCCATTCACCAAATCCTACATTATCTTTTACTATAAATTCTCGCTGTTGTTCCGCTGTTAATTCATTTGCTTTAATTATTGATATTTCTTTTAGACCAGCTTCTTTACATGCTTTCAATCTCATATTTCCGCCCAACACAACCATTTCTTCATTTACTACTATTGGCCTAATGTCAAGCATTTCAGGAAACTCTTTTATTGACTTTACAAGCTTATGGTATTTATCATCCTTTATTAATCTCGGATTGTTCGGATTCCTTTTGATCTTGGATATTTTTATTTTTTCTATTTTCATATTCCTTTAGATATATTAATAGTTTTTCTTCAGTTTCTTTTTTTGTTTTGTGTTTTGTTTTATTTGTTTTCTTCTTCATAGGTTTTGTATAAAGTTTTCATTTGATTTATTAAATCCCTTACACAACTTCCACAGTTTGATGATTCTTTTTTAGCGTTGAATACTCTATTGAATATTTTTAATAGTTCTTTTTGTTCTATGTTGGTTAATGTGTTTCTATGTTTGCTGAAGAATTCTTTTAGATAATTGTATTCTTCTTCTATTAAGCATTTAGCATTTTTATATGGGAATAGTTTATTTAGTTTTTCTTTTCTGGCTTCACATCCGCAGTCCTCTCCTAATATAAATTTAGCTACTTTATCTATTCCAGTTGCTTTAGTTATCTTTCCAATACTGTCTCCAAGTCCTTTAGATTTCTTCATTTAATTTTCTTTTAATTTTTTTTTTACACTTGCTTATCGTGTTTTGTACTACTACATGACTAATTTTTGTTGCTTTACTTAAACTCCGAATCGTATGAAATTCCTTTCTATATAAATTAAATAGTTTACGATCAAACCAATAAAAAGAATTTACTATTTCATCAATCTTCTTTTCTATATTTAATTTATTTATTTCTGGTTCTTTTGTTTCTATTGTATGAGCATCTTTAAGTTCTGTTTTAATTACATCTTCTTTTTTTATCTGCAAATAAATATTATACATAATTTTATTGATATATCCAAAATGGGGTTTATCATTAACTATTACATTTTTTAAAATTTCATCTTTTGAATTATGGATTTTTAAATACATATCTTGTACTATATCTTCAGCATGTAAATTTTCATCATTTATTAGAGCATTAATATTTGAAATCCATTTATTATGGTATTCAGCTAATAATGATAATACTTTGTTTTTATCCACGTTATTACAAAACTATAATTTTTTTTGATTTCTAAATTCTTCTAATTCTAATAATATGTTTATAAAGTCATTAAATTCTATGGCACAGTAATCTAATTGGAAGTTTTTAGTAAATACAACTAATGGTGTTTTGCCTCTGGGTGCATCATTTCTACTTTGTTCCAATGCTTTCCAAATGTTTAACTTTTCTTGATTCTTACATTCAAAACTAAATTCACTAATTATACTATTATCATCAATACAAATTATATCACCTTTAAAGTCCATTCCACCACTCAAAGGTGTACGTCTTACTTTAATGTTAAATAATTCTTTTAATTTATTAGCAATTGATAATTCAAATCTTTTGCCCTTTTGTTGACTTGACCTTCCACCCATAGTTTATTTATTTTGTTTAGCTTCTTCAGCTTTCATTAAATCAATTAATTCATTTATGTATTCATGTAAATCTGGATTTGAAAATAGTAATACTGCAATCACACTTAAATTTTTCTGATTAGGTGCTTTGATCTTAATCTTGCTTTTTTCATCCATCATTAATGCACACCACATATGCGCTTTATTAATTTCTTTGATTACTTCTTTTGTTAATGCTTTTTTAATTTGTCTGTTAGGGTTCATATAATTTTCTTATTTGTTCACCAAGTTCTTTATCATTAGGATATAATTTACAATAGTGTTTAATTATATTTTTATTTATCCTTTGATGCGGATGTGTATAAACACAATCTTTTACTTGTCTATATTTATTTAGATCTGTTTTCATAATACTTAGAGCATATTGCAATGGCTTGATCGCTTTTATATCCTTCTTTTATAACTTCAGGTACACATCTATACATGAAATCTTTTTTCTTTTCATTTGCTTTTGGCTTTGGCATAACTTATTGTTTATTGTTTATAAATTCATCAATTATTTTAACTATACACATACCAGCAATTACTGCTAAAACATGTGATGCTAACATCAAATAAAATATGTTATCTATTATTTCATTCATAATTAAAATTCTTTTAATTCCTGTAATTTATTAATTTTTAGGTTCAATTCAATAATTTTTTTAGTTTGAATTGCATTATCTAATCTAAGCTTTCTAAATTCATTTTCTTTATTTCTATTTGCTTCAGCCAACTCATTTATCGTCTCTAAGGCCATTCTTAGCGTTTCTAAGGCCTTTAATTTACTTTTTGGGGGATTGCCCTTATTAACATCATGCATTGCCTTTATAATTAAGATATGCAATTCATTTTTTCTTAATAGTAATTCTAATTCATCCATAGTTTTTATTTTAGTTTAATTTTTAAAGGGTTTATTCCGCCAATAGTAAAAC